GGTCAGGGTTTGCTATGTCAGCAATATTAAAAGTTAAGTTGGGGTTTAAAGAATCTAACAACTCTACATTTTCACCATTTATATATAGTTCTTCTTTTACCATTATCCGCTACAGCTTTCACAGTTTTCGTCATCAATATTGCATGTTCTTTCAGGAACTGCTTTATTTTCTAACTCCTTTAACATCTTTTCAAATTCTGTTAATTTTTCTTCCATTAAAATCTCTGTCTAAAATTGTTAATACCAAACTCTAAATTTACTTCTAAATTAAATACTTTATCTACACTAGAAACCTTTTCTTCCCAATTACCTTCAATATTTTTAACTGGGATTCGTCTAATTTCTGTACTTCCTGACGGTGCTGTATAGCTATCCATTAAATAAATCTCAGGACTTTCTATAAGTTCTAACAACCAATTATAAGTATTATAGTCAATCCAGTCAGAAGTTAGTTTCATCTTAGGCATTGACTTAGTATAGTATTGGACTTTTTCTCTATTAGATATTGAGTAGTCTATAGCACCTGTTAAACTTAAATCATTGGGAGTAGTTTCAAAAAACTTTCTTTCTATTTCTTCTGTATGTCTTGACACTTTAGTAAAGTTAAAATAATCAAAGCCACCCAAACTGTTTAAAAACTCTAGTCTCCTAGTTTCAAATCTACATTCAGTTTCAATATTATAATAAAATAATTCAGAAACAGCTACCCCACTACCTTTTAAACCTATACGATATGACGTTATGTTCTGACCAATAATAGGCTGACTGCCACTAGCTAAATAACTAGAATTAATTTTATTTATAGTGGCTGGAGCAACTGGTATTCTTAAATGATTAAATGTTGTTAAGGTTGGAACACTTAAAGTAGCAGTAGACACAGTAGAGCCACTACTATCATAAGCTGTTATAATTACATTAGATATAGGATCATTAATATGGTCATATAAAACGTAAATATAACCCTCATCTGTTAACATTACTTTTTGATTATAAGGATTATTAATAGAACCGCCATTAGGAGAATTAGTTAAAAATTTTCTAGTTGAAACGCTATTAGTATATTTTCTATAGTAGTCATTGTATTGCCAATCGTAAAAATTAACCACGTCTCTTCTATATCTTGGTAAACTACCGTTAAAAGTTAGTAAGTCATAAGAAGTGCCAGTAGAACTTTCAGGAAACTCTACAGTTTGCGGAATGTCATAAGTTGCAGATCCTGTGTTATAATGTACCCAACCAAATTCCAAAGTAAAATCTTTATAAGAATTACTATTATTTTCTACAGTAGCAATGTTAGTTCCATTTAACAAACCTAAATCACTAGAAATATAACTTTCCATAATTCCAGACATGTCAAACCTTCCAAAACCTTCTGTAGTTGGGGGAACTTTTAATCTTCCTACTGTAGTAGCACCATCCTTAACATCAATCAAATAAGCAAATCCAGTGTAGTTTCTAGTTGTGTTGTTAGTTTCATATAATACAATCTCTACAGGATTATATACTGTTCTATATTGTTGTGGTAGATATTTAATTTCTAAACTCATTTCTTTAATATTTCTTTTAATCCTTTTGCTATTCGCTCTCCAGATACTATTCTAATGTCTGTCTTAAACTTGTTAAAAGCCTCACCATAAAAAGTCTCTTTCATACAATTATCAAAAAAGTATCTAGGTCTAATTCCAGTTCTAGCAATAGAGTTTCTTACTGCATATTCGTTTAGTCCTTTACTTTTAGCCCATTGTCTAACATGACTAACGCTAGGACCTTTTTTAAACTGATATGGACTATTAGGTGCTTTAATGACCCAAGGTTCTGGAATTTTTAGCTTTACTCCTTTTTTATATTTACGAGTCCCTCCAATACCTTTAACACCTTGATTAAGATAATCGTAATAATCAGCTAAATATAATGTAGCAACCATTCTAAATCCAAACATTTTAACAGGCATTTTTATAGACTTCTGTAAACTACCTTTATAGACTAACCCCTCTTTTTGGACTGATTGCTGTAAACAATAAACCATGTCAGCAGCAATGTTATTAAACACCTGACTCAATGTAGTAGGATTGTCTATTTTGACTTCCTCTAACTGGTCAGCATCAAAACCAAATATATCTAATTGGTCTGCCATTATCTATGTTTATACTTTTGCCTCATTTCTCTGTGGACTTGTTGTTCCATTTTTTGTTTATCACTATAATAAGCTACTATATTTAGAGCTTTAGTTATATCCCAGTTTAGTATCTCATCCCATTTATCAATCCTACTATTAGTCAAATTGTCTAAGGTGTGCCACCATCCCCAACGTTGACTAAATCCAGTTCCTCCCTTGCTTCCTTCGTCATCTTCTCGGCTTCCTGAATCAAACAAGTTTTTATAGCTTTTGTTAAGTCCTCCGAGTGAGTGTAAAAAAAAACACCTATTGGGTAAGCTATTGTCATTGGCATGTTGTTTAGAAAGTTGTCTGCTGTCTTTCTAAGGATCTCACTATCCACGTCAATATGTTTCCAACCAAACAAAGTTTTTTTAACTGGTCTACAAATAGTGGTTAGTATATGATGCAAGTTGTTAAATATAGCTTCCTCATTATCCTGAGCATTTTGCAGAATCTCCATGCTGTTAATATACTCTCCAAATAATAACTTCTTAGCATCTACTTTAAACTCATACCACTGACCACCAATCTTAAATCTTTTGTCTTTTAGTTTGTTAGGTAATTCAGTCTCTAAGAAACTCATTTTCTTTTTAATAGACTTAAACTGGTCTAAACTAATATTCTTTATTACATCTCTTTTCTGTCCTGTTAAGACTGCTAGAATGTTGACTACTCTTTCTATAGGGTTTAGTTTAGAGTTTAATACTGGTCTTAGGTTGATGTAGTTTCCTATTGTAACATCTTCCCACTTTGTTGGGATTGTAATTTCCATAATTCTATATATAACAAATTTTTAAATAATAACAAAACACTAAAATAAATATTTAACTTAATTAAAGAAAAGAATAGAATATAAAAGAATAGAATAGAGATGCTTAGAGTCTACTTAAAGTACACTTCAAGTCCACTTGATTTTAAGAGTAAGAGAGTGTTGTTTAGCGTGCTAAAGCGTGCTATTATTGTTATTTAGTTTTTTATTGTTTAATTTTTCTATAATGTTATTATTGTTTTATTTTATTATTAATGGTTAAACGACCGTTAAACAACCGCTTAAACGACCGTTAAATAATTTAAAGTAAAATACTAAACAACTAAACACCAACTAAAATACTAACTCACAATGGCTGAGAATAGTATTTAAATCAATTCTAAGAAACTTAAATACTTTTTATATATGTTTATATACATTGACTAATTATAATGTCTTAAAACCAATATATTTAATTAGCTAGTTTATGAAATAGTATAAATCAATAATAAGATAAATATCTTATCTTATCTTATAGAACCCCATTTGCTCAGCATTTGCTTAGCATTTGCTCAGCATTTGCTAATTTTCTTCCTGTAAAATAAAAAGGGAGTGACGCTCTTTTGCCGACCACTCCCAATTTCCAAAACGTAATTTAATAAACATTGACTAATCTAACGTATTGAGTTAGTTATTTATAAATTATCATTCAAATATAATAAATTAAAACAATTTATATTCAGTTTCTTTTATTCTTTGTTTAGCTATTTTAAAATAGTTTTCATCTTGTTCTATGCCTATGAAGTTTCTATTTGTATTCTTACACGCTACACCAGTTGAACCACTACCCATTGTAAAATCTAAAACTGTTTTATTCTCGTTGGTGTATGTTTTTATTAAATATTCCATTAATAATATGGGTTTTTGTGTTGGGTGCAATCTATTGCGTCTTAAATTAGCCATTGTAAAATCCTGTATAGATTTAGGGTAGTACAAATCGTTCATAGTTTCTTTTGCTTCATCTACTTTCCCTATGTGTTTAGGTTGGTTAGTAAAGCCCATTTTTTTCCTCATTTTACCTTTTGTTTTTTGAGGTATATATATTTTAGAATTAAAAACGCTTATTATTTCGTGTATTTTTAAAGGATGTATTTTTGCATTTATAGCATTACCAGCAAGTTTCTTATTCCATATCCAATCATATTTATAATTCTTAATATTACTCATTCTTAAAGCAGAACTAAAAGGCTCACTACCAAACAATACAATAGCACCATCAGGCTTTATAATTCTATTTAGTTGTTCCCACATCAAATTAAAGTCTATAACACTATCCCATTTGCAAGCTGTAGTTCCATAAGGAGGGTCTGTTATTATAGCATCAATACTTTTGTCCTGTATTGTTTTCATTACTTCTAAGCAATCTCCTTTATATAGTTTTATCTTATCGCATACCATCCTCTATTATTTTCTTTTAAATGTATTAATGCCACGTATCTTAAAGCATCCATTAAATGGTCCTGTCCTATTGGTTTCTGAAGACTATTTCCATTCTTGTCTGTTGCCCATTTATACATCCTAAACTCACGTCTAAGGTTGCTACTATTAACAACATTGATTTTATAGCGTTTTAGAATGTCTATTCCGTTTAGAATACTGTCTCGACCTTTTGTAGCTGGTTTAGCATTTAATCCTAGTCTATATATTTCCTCTATACTTTTAGGCTCTGCTGAATCACATATAACCTCATCTCTGCCAACTATAGGCAGTAAAGCCTCAGCTAGGTCCTGGTTAGTCAATTCTCTTTGGTAGAGTATTTCTTTTAAATATAGTTCCTCATCTCGTTTGTAAACAGCTACACATGCTGAGGGGTCTATACTATACCCAAAGTCTAAGCCATAAGCCACTAACTTACAATCTGGCATACTATCAACATACTTGACATTCTCGTATATTAAGCCACTTATATTTCCATATTCACCTAGACCATAAATCTTCCAGAACTCTTTGTCTGTTTGTTGTAGGTATTCTATTTCTTTTATTAGTGACTTAGGTAAAAACGCATTGTTTTTATAGTTACTTACTATAACCTCAACGTCTCCTACTTCCTTAGAACGCTTTATTTCTAGTTCTTGGTTAATCCATATTTGTTCATCGTCTGGGTTAAAGTCTAGGAATATCTTGTTTTCGGTTCTCATTAGTAACTGGAAAAACTCTTGTTTGTATTCTAACTCGTTAGCTTCGTTACAATATAATATATTTCTTTTAGCTCCTCTTAGCTTTTGTTCGTCATCAGCACCAATAAACTCGACTAACCTTTTGCCATATCTATACTGCTTCTTAGTCTTGTTATGGTCTATTCCAGAATACCAACCCTCAGCCTTTAGAATATCCTCAAAGTCTCTAATTACTGTTCCGTCTAGATTGGTCCTATATTTCCTAACTGTGGTCCAGACACCTTCATGACAATAATTATCATCCCCATAGTTGCCACTAATTAACCACAATGCACATAATTGGTTCAAGGACCAGGTTTTAGAGCTTCTAGTCCCTCCTCTATTTATTACGATTTTAGACTGACTGTCATAATTACGCTCAAATATTTCAGTCGCTTCCACGCTTAATATTGATGTTTATATTATTGACTGTGGATTCTATCTCTTGTTTGTCTGGTGCATTTAACCCAAACATCTTAGCTATAGAATCATAAGCTCCTCTATAGTCAGAACCCTTGACCATTTCTTTAAGTAAATAGAATTTAG